GGGATCAGATTACGCCAAGAATGGTTGCGTCCGGTTCCGGTGTTCACGGGTATGTCGCTGGAAAGATAACTGACCCAGTTAAACATAAGGTTGCGTCTTGGATGTATGCTAGCGGGCAACTAATGCCATTTATTAGAAAGGCTTACAGAAAGGAAATCTCACCAGAGGACTACGCAAGGAATTTGACTACCGCTATAACTGCATCTAGCGCAACAAGCCGTGGTATTGGTGCTTTGTTTGGAACTGGACGGAATGATCCAGCATTCATGGATTACATTGTCGAAAACCTCGGCGTTCTTCCGCAGGATGATGAAGATTTCCGCGAGAAGTACGGAACCAAACGCGAATCAATTTCCGGCAAGGATTATGAAATCAAAAAGTAAAAAGCAAGTAGGCTATCTACTCAGTAAGGGTTCTCCGCTTTCCTCGACGCAACAGAATAAGCTCAAAAAAGAGTTGCACTCTGGGGCCGTTAAGGTTAAAAACGGCAAGAAGACCAAATGAGCGACGAAGACCTATCAGCGATTGATAGCAAAGAGGCAATGAAAGAGTTCTTCCTTGAGGTCAAGGAAAGGGCTAAGCAATTCCCTCGGAACACTATCGAGAACTACAACCCGAATGTGGCGGCACAGATCCTCTGGATGCTGGCGCAGGGTGGGCGTATCAATGCTATCGCCAAGAAGTGCAGGGTGACGCATGAGACTGTTCGTGCGCTGGAGTGGAGGCATAACGACACGCTGGAGTCAAAGCGTAAGGAGTTCTCTAAACGCTACGCCATTGCTGCTGCTGAGTACACAGACCTTTTGTTCGAGAAGGCCGAACAGTTGAGCCGTGACCCAGACCAGCTCAAGGCAATCTCCCCAGACCGATTAGCGTTGACTATTGGCATTATGACCGATAAGGCTGGACAGCTCTCTGGCATGGCGAGTACTATTGTCGAGCATCGCAAGGGGCCGTCTATTGACGATGCCGCCAAGATGATTGCAGAGGCAAAGTCCCGTATTGCCAATAAAGTCAAAGCCCAAGCGGTAGAAGCCGAAATCGTAGAATGATAGCAGAACCAGAATCAAGATACGCTGATTACGCTAAGGATGGAGGTAATCTAGTTCGCCACTACATGGTCGAGCATGACGGCGTTCAGCACAAGTGCCACACCAGTGTTTACGCCTCGTATCTAGCAGAGAAGTTTGACGCTAAGATTTGGAACGTGGTGCTTGAGAAGTTTGTCAAGCCCTTCATTGGCGTATGCAAACATTGTAAGAAGCGTCGAGAGCTTCACTTTGTTGACGGGAATAGAGGATCATTTCCAGCGGAGGAGGATACATTTGGATGTGAGGAGTGTGATAGCGTGTATCACATCAAAGACATCCTAATGGAGACTGGTGCGTATAAAACGAACTAATGCAGTGGCGCAAACATCCAATCCTGCAGCCTCCAAGTGATGACGAGGTTGCTTTGATGGAGCCAGATGATCTCATTGAGCTTCATCGAATCTACCATGAGGCTATCGAGAACGCCGAGAAAGATCCATTCCGATACGGGTTTAGGCTTCCGCATTGGGAGAAAGCTGAAGAGCAATTGTCGCAAGTCTCTGAGGTTCTGGCACTCGGAGGAAATCGGTGTCTTGCCCCAGAGCAGGAGATCTATGATCCAGTCCTAAAGCGTAGTAAGCGCGTTGACGACCTTGGATTTGATTTCCACGTACACGCTTGGGATGGCAAAAAAGTGGTTATAGCCAAAGCACAGCCACCCTTTAGGAAAGACAAGCAGGGAATTTACGAAGTTGTTTTAGATAACGGCGAATCATTTCGTTGTTCAAAGTCTCACCTCGTCCTTCACAAGTTGGGGTGGATGCCAGTTGGAGACATCAAGCTGAACGACGAGCTTTCAAGCCCATTCTGCGCTTGCCATCCTCAGTCCAGTTCGGAACGCAACCCTTTAGAGTCACTTCAAGATGGCGAGCATTGCTCTCAAACAGCTCAAGATTCTCAATGCGATTATCGTCTTTCACTCCGTTCTTGTGGTGAACAACTTCCGTGCGGGTCAAATACCGACCAAGATGCTTCTCCATCATTAGACGATGCTCAAGGATGTAGCGCGTGTGCTTGCGAGCGTTTGGGTGGTTTGGGCAATAAAGTTCAATGTATCCGTCCTTGTTCACGATTCTGCCGCCTTTCCATTCGGGATGTCCTTCGCCGCTTCGTGGCCCTGTCCGCTGGCATTGTATACCGTGCTTTCTACAAACCTTGTAAATCAACTTCGCGGTCACTCGTGGATCTAGCTCCTTTGCCAGCTTTTCCGCGATATTCGCTTGAGTCCATCCTTCAGCAATCCAAAGGCGTATTTGATCTACTGGGTAAGTTATTGAGTTGTGCTTCGGCATACCGACACCCTATCTATTCCCGCCGAGTTGTCAAGATCAATTACCTCCGAGAAGATTATGTCTGGGATTTCCATGTGCCAGTCTACAACAACTACATTGTAGCTGGGGTTCCCCATCACAACTCGGGCAAAACTGCGTGGGGTTCTTACTGCGTAGTCAAAGCCGCCATCGAAAACCCAAAGTCAGAGATCTTCTGTTTCGCTCAGACCTCGGAGGTCAGCATCCGCCAGCAACAAAGCGCAGTATGGAACTGGTTGCCGCATGAGATGAGGACAAAGCAAACCTCGGCTAATGCCTACATCTCGTACACGAAGAAGAATGGTTTCACGGATAACTCGTTGATCCTGCCCAATGCTTCGCAGATCATCTTTAAGACCTACTCTCAGTATCAGAATAATCCAACTATCCTAGAAGGCGCGGAGCTTGGTAGCCGTGACCCCCAGTGGCACAACATTGGCGTATGGTTGGACGAGTACCTTCTTGGTAACGAGCTTATTGACACCCTGCGATTCCGTCTTGCTACCCGCAACTCCAAGATGCTGGTGACATTCACTCCGATTGACGGGTGGACTGAGGTGATTAAGGAATACTTAGATGGTGCTACAAGCGTCCAGAGCGTTGAGGCTGAGCTGCTTAACGGCGAGCTTGTCCCCTATGTCCAGCGGAGCAAGAAGCGCAATGCTAGCGTCCACTACTTCCATAGCAAGGATAACCCTTTCGGTGGCTACGAGCGAATCAAGGAAACCCTAGTTGGAAGGCCTCGGGAGGAGATCCTAATTCGCGCGTACGGGGTTCCAGTTAAGTCCCACGCCACCAAGTTTCCCAAGTTCAATAAAGAAGTCAATGTTGTCCAGCCATCAGAGATCCCAACTACGAATGTTACTCGCTATCAGATTATTGACCCGGCGGGTGCGAAGAATTGGTTTATGGCTTGGATTGCTGTGGATGCGTCTGGTACATTTTGGGTATATCGTGAGTGGCCGGGTGTTGATGTAGGCGACTGGGCTGAGTGGAAGGGGGGCAAGTGGATGCCAGGACAAGGGGCTAAGGGCCAAGGGTTTGGTATCCGTGACTACATGGACTTGATTGCCGAACTGGAAAGTGACGAAAAGATCTTTGAGAGGCTGATCGACCCTCGCCTTGGAGCTGCAAAGTACCAGTCTGCGGATGGAGCATCGAGTATTATCGAGGATTTGAACGATGCTGGCATGGTTTGCATTCCAGCTCCAGGGTTAGACATCGACGATGGACTACAGGCACTTATTGGCAAGATGTCATGGGACACCACTAGACCTGCAGATTCGGTCAACCGACCGCATTTCTATGTCTCTTCCGAGTGTGAGAATATCATCCAAGCTCTTAGCGAATACACGGGTGATGGAGGTCTAAAGGAGGCATGGAAAGATCCAGTCGATGTTCTGCGCTATGCCGCCATTGCTGGAATAGATCATGTTGACGAAACCCGAAATCTTGCTACAAGACAAGGAGCCGGAGGATACTAACAAGCTATGAAGACTCAAAACAAACCGATAGTTGCCGAGGAGCTTATCATCGACTGCTTAAAAGAAGCGTATCTCAAGAGGGCAAAAATGGAAGAATATGGGAAAACCCCTAGACTTACGGAGGAGATTGAAACCCTTGAACATGCGATTCGATACATGAAATCTAAACTAAACCATGAAAACAGCACCAACTAAGAAAGCAGCAAAGCGCGGTCGCCCACCTAAAGCTAAGCAAGAAACCCTTGATTCCCCCGTGGAACCTCAAGATAATACCACCTATGAGGGTGACTATCTAGTGATCCGCAAATGTCCAAACCCTAGTTGGGTAATGGTTCGCATGGATGGTGAGGCAGTCCCAGTTAAGGCTCCACCTAGGGTTTCGCACAAACTAGTTGGCAAACCCATAAAAGTTGTTATGATACGCCCCGAAGTAGGCGAGCAGTTCTACGAATACATGCCATCATGAGCGCACCAACAGAAGAGCAAGAAGAGTCGATGATCTACGCCGAGGACGGACCTAATGTCATGGCGTTGGCTGATGCCTACGACAATTGCCTTATTGACTTGGAGGAATACTTTGAGGCTTGCTTGCGCTCGTATGATGACCGCCGTAACCTTTGGCCAGGCAAATCAGACGACCTCCGTAAACAAGCCGCAAATGCCTTCCCTTGGCAGGGAGCTAGTGATATTGAGGTCAATGTCGTCGGAGAGCGTATCGACGCATTTGTGGCCATCCTAGACCAAGCATTACAGCGTTCCCACATTAAGGCGTTCCCGACTTCTATGGCATCCATGCCAAGGGCCTCAATGGTGTCTGGGTTCCTTAAATGGATGCGCTCCACATACATCCCGAACTTCCGTCAACAGATGGAATTGGGTGCTAATTATCTGCTAGAGAAGGGGTTGATGGTGTCATATGTCGGATGGAAGCGTGAAAAAAGGACATATTTGCAACAGGTATCCATCGAGGAAATCGCACAAGTCTCCCCCGATCTAGCGGAACTTATTGTTAGTGGTGCTGATGACGAGATGGTATTCGGTATGCTTCAGACAGCATTCCCCGACCTATCGTCAAAGCGTGCAAAAAAAGCCATTATGGATCTTCGTCAGAAGGGCTTGGCTGAAGTCTCTGTCCCTCGTACATCGGTAGATTGCCCAGTAGTTTACTCATGCGCCCCCGATGGCGAGGTTCTTTTCCCATCGTATGTGACTGATCCTCAACGCGCTCCGTATGTGTTCTGGCGCACATTCCTAACATCTCAGGAGCTTGAGAAAAAAGTAACCTCCGAGGGCTGGGATGCCGGCTGGGTTGAGAATGCTATCGAGCGGCTTCGTGGTAAAGATTCCATGTATCTCGACGGCGAGAAACTCAAGACAATCGACCGTCTGCCTATCACGGACGACAATGACCTTGTTATGGTGGTTTATGGCTACCAG